GATGCCATACTGGAGAACCGCCAATGGCTAAGAAAGGAGGCAAGCGGTCTGGCGGAGGCGGCGGCGGCAAGCAACGTAAGTACACACGCGACAATAACGGTAGGTTTGCCAGCACCGGCACCGGCGCCACTGCAAGAGGCGGCAGGTTGAAGACAGCAAGCGGCAACAAGCGGAAGACGCAGGCCGCCAAAATGACTGGCAGCAAAACAGCCAGCACCATCAAAGGCAAGTTAAAACGCGACCCTGGCGCGGCAGGGAAGATTGGGCAGGCCAAGGCTGCGGCGCCTTCTACCAAAGCAAAATCACCCAAGTTTGTAACAGAACAAAGTGGCCGCGTGCGGCGTGCTGCTTTAGGAGGCGGTCGAACTGCAATTGTCAGAGCAAATTCAGCGACAATTATCAACGCAAAAGGCGAGCCAATAATGACCCGCAAAGGGTTACCAAATATCACGGCAGGTAAAAAGTGGGCAGCCAATCCAAATGCTCGTGGCCCTAGGTTAATGCGTAATAAGTTTGCATCAGAAGCAGCACCATCACGAGATATTGCAAGAACATCTAGACCAGCTGGAACAATCCGCAAACCACGTGGCACCGCAAGAGACGGACGGAAGAGAACAACCGGAACTGTCAGCAAACCAAAAGGATTAAAATTACAAGCCAAGCCTTCCGAGGCCAAACCCGCAAAAGCAAAAGCAGCAGATTTAAGCCAAAGCTTCTTTGAGCGCAAAGCAAGAACAACTGCAGCCCGCGCAGTGTCAGCAGAACGAGCCACGCAAGGTTTAGATCGATTTAACCCGAGCAACAAAAAAGCGTTTAACCGTAGTGATGCACTTCGCAGCGCTGCTGATAGTTATTCAAGCCTTGCTCGTCGTGGCAAGTCAGGCGATTTATCCGCTGCTCAATTGTTCAAAGGCCGCAGTCGATCAACAACCGCGCCCAAGCTTAGCCGCAGCCAGAAAGCATCTCGAACAAAAGCGTCTAACAAGTTAAAAGTAATTGAGCAAAATATTAAGGCACAAGAGCGTGCGCGTCGTATGCGCTAACCTTATCAAGCCACATCAACCCCAGCATGACGCAGCCACAAGTCACAGCAGTAGGCCGCTTACTGCAACCGAAACATGGCGAGCCCCAGAAGTATCAATTGATTCAGGTTGACCAGTACGGTGCTAGGATCATTGCGGACCACGTAATCACAACATCAAATGTCACCAGAAACACTTGAAGCGCTGCAGGCTTTGGCCATTGCAATTGAATCCAATCCAGACGACCGCCAAATGCTAAGGATTTATGGGAATCTTCCTGCCCACCTAAGCGACATAATCGACGATTTTTTTGAAGCAGAAGAAACAGAAGAGTGATTAACTGCCCCCGTAACTGGGGGCTTTTGCGTTAAATTGGTATTGACACCATAAACCGCTGCAATGTATAGCCTGCCGTCTGCATATGATTTTCAAACGGCAAGTAGGCGGGTTGCTGCAGTCAATGATCCCAACGGCGCATGGTACTCACAGCAGCCGCATTGGATCCTGATCGAGGATCTCATGCAAGGCACCTATGGGATGCGACGCAAGCATCGCCGTTACCTGCCGCAGGAGCCTAGGGAGCAAGACGAATCCTACGACAACCGCCTAGCGCGTAGCGTGGTCCCGCCGTACTACCAACGCCTTGAACGGATGCTGGCCGGGATGCTAACCCGCAAGCCCGTGCGGTTGAATGATGTGCAAGACGTGATCCAGGAACAATTATTTGATGTAGATCTACAGGGCAACGACCTAAACGTATGGACCTATGAAACCACACGTAAAATGGTCCGTTATGGTCACATCGGCGTTTTGGTTGATGCGCCCAAAGATACTGGCCGCCCTTACTGGGTTACATACACACCACGCGACATCTTAGGCTGGCGCACTGAAGGCAATGACCTAATCCAGTTAAGGCTACAAGAAACAATTGTCGTGCCTGATGGTGAGTACGGCGAGAAGACAATCGAGCAGGTGCGGGTACTAACACCTGGCGCATATGAACTGCATCAGCGTGATGAGAAGAGCAGCTGGAAGATTGTGGATGAAGGCAACACAAGCCTAGATAAGATCCCATTCAGCATTGCATATGCTAACCGCGTTGGTTTTATGGAATCAAGGCCACCATTGGAAGATATTGCAGAGCTAAACCTTAAGACTTATCAAATCCAGTCAGACTTGGACAACCAGCTCCATATCTCAGCGGTGCCGATGCTGGCCTTCTACGGCTTCCCATCAGCGGCGGAAGAGGTGTCAGCAGGCCCCGGCGAAGCAATTGCGTTCCCTGCTGAAGGCCGCGCCGAATACATCGAGCCTGCAGGCCGTAGCTTTGATTTTCAATTCCGCAGGCTGGAGCAAATCGCATCACAAATCAATGAACTTGGCCTGTCGGCGGTGCTAGGCCAAAAGCTATCAGCCGAAACCGCTGCGGCTAAGACCATCGACCGTAGCCAAGGCGACAGCACAATGATGGTGATTGCGCAGAATATGCAAGATATGATCGACAACTGCCTACAGTTTCATGCTCAATATCTCAACACACCACAGGCCGGTAGCTGCCTGATAAATCGTGATTTCCTTGGCGCAAGGCTTGACCCTGCAGATGTAAGCAGTTTGCTCCAGCTTTATACAGCAGGCACCATCACGCAAGAAACACTGCTACAGCAACTGGCCGATGGCGAAGTGTTGGGCGATGACTTTGATGTGCAGCAGGAGATTGACGCTACGGCAAATGCTGGCCTATGACAACACCATCAGCGCTATACCGCAACGCAATCGACCTAAACCGTTACAGCAACAGTGTTGCTAAGCGTATTGTCAGCGCATACAATGACATTATTATTGACGCCGCAAATCAACTGCGCGTCATAAATGACTTAACGGCACCAGCTAAGGCTGCACGGTTGCGTGGCATCCTTGCGCAGCTTAAAGACTCACTAGCCACATGGGCAGGCGATAGCACGGTCACCACTGCAAGTGAACTGCAAGGCCTAGCTGAATTGCAATCGGAATTTGTCACTGAGCAACTGCGCAAGGTATTACCAGTCGGTGCCCGTGATGCAGTAAACACCATTGAGATAAGCCCACAATTTGCGCAGTCTGTTGTTACAACTGATCCAACTCAATTAAATGTGGTCACCCTAAGCGATGACCTATTTAAGGCAGCTTTTGGCTCACCACAAACCTATAGCCTGACCGCAGCGCAAGGCACGGCAATCACGTTGCCCAATGGCGAGGTGGTAAACAAAGCATTTCGCGGTATTGCTGAATCACAGGCCGAGCAGTTTTCGCAGGTGGTACGCAATGGCCTGTTGACAGGCGAGACCACACCAGACGTAGCAAAGCGCTTGATTGGTAGGCTTGAATTTGGCCAGGTAGGCAGCGTTAGGCAAATCGCCCTTGCGGGTGGTCAAACTACCAAGGCCGCTAACCATCAGGTGATTTCACTGGTGCGCACCAGCATCAATCAAGTGGCAAATGAGGCAAGCCAACAGGTATATGAGGCCAACCAAGACATCACGCAAAAATATCGTTACGTCGCAACGCTTGACACTCGCACCAGTGCCATATGCCGTGCGCTTGACGGTCGTGAGTTTGAATATGGCAAAGGGCCTAAGCCGCCGCAGCATTTTGGCTGCCGTTCAACCACAGTACCGGTCATCAACTATCAGGAGCTTGGCTTTGATGCGCCGCCATCAGTTACCAAAGGCAAACGCGCCAGCATGGATGGGCCAGTGCCTGCAAATACCAGCTACGGCCAATGGCTTAAAGATAAGATGCCAGGCGAGACAGAGGCAGATGTGATTAGACGGCAACAGGAAGTGCTTGGCAGCAAAGCACCCTATTTCCGTAGACTTGCCGACCAGCATGGCGCCCGTGATGCCATCGCAAAGCTAGTCCGTGATGACGGGTCAGAGCTAACCTTGGATCAGTTGCGTAGTCGCTATGGCAAAGCCTAAGGACAAGGTCGCCAAGATAATGGGCGAATACAAGCGCGGCACATTAAATACCGGTAAGCCAGGCCCCGGCAAAGGTCCAAAGGTTAAAAGCCGTAAGCAAGCGATTGCAATTGCACTTAGCGAAGCTGGCAAGACCAAGAAGCCTAAGAAGGGCATGAAGTAATGGCTAAGAAGCCCGGCCTTGGGCAGATAAGGTAAAATGGTAATGCACTTTAGCCTGCGGCTAATTCATGTCTGAAGAAAATCAAACTCAGGAGCCTGCGGTGACTGAGCAACTGCAACGCAGTGTCGAAGCATTAGAGCGCAAGAATCAAGAACTGATTGCCGAATTGCGGGCGGCCAAGAAATCACCGCAACTGCCAGATGGGGTGAACGTTGACGAATTGCTTGAATTTAAGCGCAAGGCCGAGCAGTCTCAACTGGAGCAGCAAGGCAACTACACCGAAGCCAGGCAGGCTTTGGAGCAGCAATACCGTGAGGCGACGACGCAAAAGGACCAGCGCATTAGCGAACTTGAAACCCGAGTTAAAGAACTAGAGCTGATAAGCCCTGCTGTAACGGCATTGGCTGAGATCGTTCACGACCCAGACCTAGTGCTCAAATCCAAGCTGTCACCTGATCAGATTGAACGCGAAGCCGATGGCACCGTAGTGGTGGTCAATGGCTATCAGCGCACACCAGTGGCTGAATGGGCAAAGACGCTGCCAGCATGGATGCAAAAGGCACCCAAACCCCAAGGCAGTGGCGCACCATCAGGTCGCAATGCAGGTGAGATACCTGCAGGCACCATAAACCCATTTGCCCGTGAGTCATTCAACCTGACCGAGCAATCACGGCTATATAAAACAAACCGTGACTTGTACGACCAATTGAAGGCGCTAGCCTAATTACATCCGGCAGCGCCGGTAGGTGGGTTGCGCCTGCTGCTATCTGTAAACACTTTTTTTCTGGAGAAACACCGTGGCGACTCTTCGCTCCGATGTCATCATTCCTCAGATATTCACCCCGTATGTGATCGAGCAAACCACTGTGCGGAACCAGTTTCTGCAAAGTGGCGTAGCTCAACCCATGGCGGAGCTGAATGGTTCTGAAGGTGGTGACCTAATCAACATTCCTTTTTGGAAAGCAAACCTCACCGGTGATGCTGAAGTCCTTACCGACTCCACAAGCCTCACCCCTGGCAAGATCACTGCTGACAAGCAAATCGGTGTAATCCTGCACCGTGGCCGCGCTTGGGAATCACGTGACCTAGCGGCTTTGGCTGCTGGTTCTGACCCTATGGCCGCCATTGGCCAAAAGGTTGGCGAGTACATCGCTAACCAACAACAAAAGGATCTTTATAAGACCCTTGAAGGTGTATTTGGCGCCTTGACCGGCTCCGACTCGCCTGCCTTTGCAGATCTCCGCTTTGACACCAGCGGCATGACCGCCCTTGGTCCCAAGCAAGTTGCCCAAGCCCGCGCCAAGCTGGGTGATCAAGGCGACAAGTTGGCTGCTGTTGCTATGCACAGCGCGTGCTACTACGACCTAGTAGAACGTAAGGCCATTGATTATGTGTCAACTGCCGACGCCCGTGGCACTGCAACTACCTTCTCTGGTGGTTCAATGGTTTCCGCTTACGGCGGCGACAATGCAGTTCCCACATATATGGGTCTGCGTGTGATCATCTCAGACGAAATCACCAACTCTGGTGGTAACTACGCTTGCTATTTCTTCACCCAAGGCGCTATTGCCACCGGTGAACAGCAAGCACTGCGCACCGAGACCGACCGGGACATCCTGGCTAAGTCCGATGCCATGGCGGTTGATTGGCACAACTGCTTCCACCCTGTAGGCGCTAAGTGGGCCGTGACCACTACCAACCCAACCGGTGCACAACTGGCTACTGTTGGTAACTGGTCTAAGGTGTATGAGAATAAAAATATCGGAATTGTTAGGGCAACCATTCAATCCAACTACGACTGAGGCAGTTAACCATGGCTTCCATTTTTGAGCTTGGTGACATCCCCGGCGGCTTGCTGCCTGGGTCATGCACACTGGCAGCACCTACCGCTACTGCCACCCTGACCACCGCCCAGTCATACAACGCCATCATCCGTGGTGTTCCTACGGCTGCTGCTACCTATACCACCGCTGCGGCGGCTGATATTGTGGCTGCAATCGGTGGCGATTGTGCAGTTGGCACCTGCTTCCGTGTCGTTGTTATCAACGCATCGGCTGGCAACTTTACCATCACCATCGCCGGTGGTACTAGCGTAACCGTTTCTGGTGTTGCCACTGTGGCCCAGAATGCTTCCAAGGAGTTCATCGGCTACGTGTCAAACGTAACTGCTGGCTCTGAGGCGATCACGCTGTATGGCTTAGGCTCTACTGCATCTGCCGCTGCCTGATGGGTTTATTCGCTTTCAGGCGATTACGTGAACGTGAGGCTGCTGCTACGGCGGCGGCCTCTTTTTCCGTGCCTAAACTAGAACCAACGGAGCCAACTGATGGCAATAACAATCGACGCGACAGTCGGCGGAGCAAACGCCAACTCATACCAAACACTGGCGGACGCACAAGCGATAGTTGACGGCATGGTGCAGGATGCAGACGTAACCGCATGGGCGGCTGCTACTACTGACGCCAAAAACCGTGCCCTATACACCGCCACGCAACGCCTAGACCGTGAACGGTTCATTGGCGCTAGATCAACTGACACGCAAGCACTGCAATGGCCGCGCACTGGCGTGCGCAAGCCAGACACATACATCAACACGTATGCCGTTGGGTTTCCGTTTCGCATCACGACCGACTACTACACCGACACGGAAATCCCTGACCAGATCAAAAAAGCGCAGGTGATGCTTGCGGTTTACCTGAATAACAACGTCGATGGCCTTGGCCTGACTGGCCTTGAAGACTTTAAGAACGTCAAGGTCGGTAGCCTAGACGTAACACCAGCCCAAGGCATGGGCGCCGACAAGATCCCACCGTTGGTTGAGCGGTACATGACTGGCCTTAGAATAAGTGGGCCAGGTAATTTTGCAATTCGAAGGAGCTGACATGTCTGAATACGCCATAGGCTTTGAATATATCAGCGACACCGCAGCACATACTGGCCGCTTTTGCGAATTGGTCGCATTTGAGGATTCGGTGATTGCTAGCGCTGTAATCCAAAACCAAACCGGCAACACGTTCACCAGCGTGCCGCTTAAGGCTGGCCAATGCGTTGAGGCGGTGTTTACTAGCGTCACGTTGGCATCCGGCAAAATTGCCGCTTACAAGATTTAGCCATGGGTGATTCCAACGCATTAGGCATTGATTATTCCAAAGGCGCAACTTTTGTTGACGCCGCAACAACAGTGACTGGCCGCTGGTGTGCGATTACTTTTTTGGGCAGCGCAGCAATCACTGAAATCATTAGCACCAACTATGACGGGGCATCATTGGCCGGCCATACTCCTACCGCTGGAGTAACGATTTATGGTGTTTTCACCAGCATTAACCTGTCGGCTGGCCACTGCATTGCCTACAAGCTCTGATGGCACTATCAACCGCGCTACGAAAGGCCGCCAGTAAGTTGATGGCTAAGTTCGGGGGCACAGCCACCATTCGGCGTATTACCCTTGGCTCTTACGATCCAGCCACTGGCACTGCTGCCGAAACCACGGCTGATACCAGTGTGCGTGGTGTGCTTGAAGACGTGACCAGACGCGAAGTAAACGATCTAATCCAAGCGGGCGACAAGCGCTTGATGGTTGCAGCCGCAGACTTGGCCAATACACCAACGACAGCCGACCGCGTAATTATCAGCAGTCGGTCATTGCAAATAATTGAAGTGCGCACCATTGAACAAGACAACATAGCGATAACCTATGAATTGATACTTAGGGACTAATGGCAGGCACCATCCAGCTAGGCGATATGGGCGAATACGTGAACCAGCAGATGGAGAAACTGCTGCGCGTAGTGGTGCTTGATGTAGACGCAAGACTCAAGATGGAAAGCCCGGTCGATACTGGCCGCTTTCGTGCTAGCTGGCAGGTGGGCGAAAATTCAGCAACCGGTGGCATTGTGCCGGATGGCAGTTACCCATCAGCACCACCGTTGACGCGGCTTAACTATAGCTGGGAAAAGCTAGGCAACGTTTATAGCGTCCACAATAATCTGCCATATGCAGAAAGACTTGCCAGAGGCGCTGCTGGATCAGGCAGCAAAAGCGAAATCCGTTACAATCCTCATCGCACTGTGACCAACTGGGCATCGCCTGGCGGTGGCAGTAGCATCCAGACTGGCGGCCCCGGCTGGGTCCAGGCAATCGCTAAGGATGCACAAAGCTATGCCAAGGCACAGGCTGCTAAGATCGGGCGGGAATCATGAGCAGCACACTAAACGAAGTACGCGCCGCTATTGAAGGCCGCATCGCAACACAAATGGCAATTGCACCGGC